ACTTCAGTTCAAACAAAGGTAATGGAAACCTACCAGATCACACTAACAGTCAAAAGCGAAACGCATCCACGAAAATGGATTGCTGAAGCAATTGGTGAGGTTCTCAACCCTGGTGAGGACATTGTAGATTATGAAATTATTCCTCTTCAAATTCAAGAAAACTAATGAACGACCTTCTGACTGAAATCCAAGACACTCCTGGTGAGATCTTTGACATTCCTGAAATGCAAGATCTTTACAATGAGAAAAAGTTTGATCTTGAAGAGTATCTAAACTCGGATTACGACTACTAATTCCATTCATCATTTCATTTCACTTCATTTTCAGTTATGAACTCAAAGCAACTTGACGAACTCAAAGCAAACTATGCCTCTCTCATTGTTGATGGTATGGATATGACATCTCTTGAGCAATTTGCTATAGAGATGGTGGAGGAGAATATGAAAAATTGGACTGAAAATGATGTAAAGAGTGAGATTATGGATTTTTATGGTGAAGACACTTGGAATGATATGAGCAACTTTTCTACTAAAAGTGGTCAATATAGCATCAGTGAATTGGAAGCAACTGCCCCTGATTATGGAGTTGGTAAGTGAAAACCTTAATTATCGTTGGTGTCGGTATTCTTCTCTGGACTAACACATCTGCTCGTCAATTTATTGCTGACGGACTTTATCAAACTGCTGATTTTGTGCAACCGAAATGAAAAATACTCATCTGCAACATCCTGAAGATTCTATTCTAATGGGTGATCTGAGTGTACTTGATTGGTTCACTCAACCTGCAAATGTTTCTGTGAAGATTGATGGTGCTCCTGCAATTGTATGGGGTACTGATCCTGCTACAAAAACATTTTTCGTAGGTACTAAAGCAGTATTCAACAAAAAGAAACTGCGAATTGCACACTCTCACGATGAGATTGATCTACATTATGAGGGTGAAGTAGCAGACATTCTCCACGCTTGTTTTGATTGTCTGCCACGAACTGATTGTATCTTTCAGGGTGACTTTATTGGTTTTGGTGGTGATGACACTTACACACCTAATGCAATCACTTATGTTTTCCCTGATCTTGTAATTCAGAGTATCATTGTTGCTCCACATACAATCTATGTTGCTGAGAGTGATCTTCGTGATGCTATAGGATCTTGTATGATTCTTACACCTAAGAGCACTAAAGATGTGTTGTTTGTTCAACCTGAAGGATGGCAAGAAGATGATAAATTTGATGATATTGTGCGATTTGCACGTCAAATGTCAACTACGGTAGAATACGCCAAAACTAAGACACACGCACGAAAGATTGAGAAGGTTTTGAATACTTTCATTAAAACTGGTGCTGTGCTTGATCCAGAGGCATTGGCGGACGTTGCCGAGTGTGATTTGAACTTAATGCGTTTATGGAAACTTGTAAAGACGATTAAGGAGGATAAATTATCAATTTGTGCCACATCTGGTGGTCCTGCTGCATACTTAGGCAAACGATTCATTGATGCTGAGGGTTATGTACTAACAAATGACTTTGGTTCATATAAACTGGTGAAAAGAGAGTTATTCTCCCGATATAACTTCAAATATGGTAGGTTCTCTGTGCCAGTTGAGTAAGTGTCCACCTTGGCCGCGGCGATCACTTGATCTGCTCTATACTGACTTCAGTTCAAACAAAGGCAATGAACTTCACTCTCTCTGAATCTGGCGAATACGCCTCTGCATTTGATGTTGCCACTCAGGTTCTGATCCGTGCCCTGGTGAATCAGGGCAGAGAGTATATCACTCTCTGTGAACTTTACACCACACTGGGTGCTGAAACCAAGGCAGAGAAAACCTCTGTACGCTGGGCAGTGCGCCGTGCCAAGGATTCTAAGATTCTGAGGAAAACTGCGCGGCGTTCGGTTTATGAAGTGTGCCAGTAGACTAACTGGTACACTTGGCCGCGGCGATCGCGGCAATCACTGCTACAATTACATTGTTCAACCAAAGGATCTCAATGACTGACCAAGAACGGATCACAATGATTGAGGATCAATGCGAACACGTTATCGCATTGTGTGAGACCTACGTTGAGGGTGACTTGCTCGAAGATGTTGGTAACATCCGTGCTCTCTATGAAGAGTATGGAGAATGGTTGGACACCTACAATGGTGTTGCTAAATCATCTGAAACCTATGACACTGCTTGGTGTCCTAACCTAATGGAGTGCGACCAATGATGAATCAAGATCAACTGACCGAAATGCTCACTCTAAGTGAGAACATTCAGGAAATGATCAGCATTGCCGCTGAACTTTGGGAACTGAGTGACTTTGAAGAAAATGCACTCTGTGGCATTGTTTCTGACGCATTTGCAGACAAAGGTATCACACTAGAGGCACTCATCTGATGAACTACACTCTCAAGCAACTTCAAGACCGAGTATCAAGTATGATCAAAGAACAGGGTGAAGATGCAGAATGTGCTGCGTGGATCTACACCAAGGAAGATATTCATATGAAGGATGAAAACGGTGAGGTTGATTATGATATTGAGGTAGAAGATCCTGCACTTGTTGCACGTATCTTTGATGATGTTGGGCAGATAGATTACATCTACACTGTGATTCAAGACTGTGTGGATGAGGTTACAGAAGAGCAAGTTATGCAGTATCAACAGGAGTTAGTCTAATGAAACTACCAATGCAACGTGAGATGCACATTGGAGAACTTGACAAAAGTATTATTGCTATGTCAAAGCGTAAGTTAAAACTACTGCAAGAGGTAGAGAACATCAATCAGACTATTTCTTTTCTTCGCCAACAACAGGAGGATCTTTACAGTGTGTGATCTCAAGTCTACCAAGTCTGAAATCGAAAGTATCATTGAAAGGTTAGAGACTGCGATCAATGTTTGTACTGAGTGTGATGGTACAAATGATGGTGATGCAAGGAGTTATCCTTATGCGGCAGGATATAGTCGTATTGCGATGATACAAGCAGTAGACAATTTACGACAATTGATGTAATATAATTAGGATTGTAGTCAAGGAGACAAAGATGAAAACTGAGCATAATATACCAATCAACGTGCAAGAGTTAGGAATTATACTTGCAGCATTGCAAGTATTGGATGTAGCAGAGGAATGGCAAATTGCACATTATTATGGATCAGCACCAACACTCTACAATCGACTCAAGGAAATTTACGATGGAATGGACCAATCAACAATCGGAGAACAAAATGACCCAATCTGTGAACCCTCTTTCTGAAATGAACAATGATGATATTGATATGTTCATCAAAGCATTTGATGATTTTATGAATCACGCTGAAACTGAGATTGATTCATATAAGAAGCGAAAGGAAGCAGAAGATTATACAAACAAGTTCTTTGAGCGTAAAGCAGCAGAGTTAGAGGTGACAGTTGATTATTATATGCAGGAGTTTCTGTAGTTGACAAACAGATTAAAAGCGATTAAAATGGTTAAATCCACAAAGCATTAAATGAAGTCACTTTACATTGTTGATTACTGGGTGCCGTTTCCACAATCAGAGTATGGTGGAGTGGTAAACTTAATTGCAGAATCTGATACTGAAGCATTTGAATTATGTGCTGAGGAAGATGGACTTAATCATCCTGGATATGAGGATCGTATTATGCCAAACATTCTAAAAGCACAAAAGTTCTCTTTAGTTGATGAGTATGAATCTTCTATCATCGATGCCTTTACAACTTAAACAAAAATGACTGATAACAAAACCTATCGAATCGAAGAACTTTGCACTACTGGTTGGGAAATGACTGATGATAAGAATCAGCATTTGAATAAAGAAGAAGCAACAAAAGCATTGAATCAATTGATTGAAGATGGACACAATCCTAACGCACTTAGAGCAATCCCCGATGGAACCACTGGCGTGTAACTTACCACCTGATTTTATTCATGAACCACCAAAAGGATACAGATACGAAGTTATTCGTAAAACGTCTAATGTACTTTCAATTTGGACTGTATGTGAGTCTGAGTTTAATTACAATAGCGGTGATGAGTGTTATTGTATCTGGGGATTCTGTAAAACAAAGACAACAGCAAAGAGAGGCAGTTCGTACACTTACTATGCCCCCATCAACTCAAATAAAATAGGAAAGGAAGTATCAATTAACGATACGACTCCTTACTCTGCAATGCAACTCAATCTTAATCCCCTTGAATATGCACTATACTCCTAAAATAGATGATTATGTTATCTGGCATCATAATGGTTTAATTCATAAGGGTTGGGTGTACTTTGTTGATGAAAAGTATATTACCATTGAAACTGGTATCAAACCAAAACCTAATTGTCAATATACAAAGAATGAAAGACACAAATATATTCATACACTTTTACTATGTCATCCACAGTATTGGAAAGACTTAGAGTATGTTCATACAAGAAAGAATAAGTATGGTAAGACTTTAGAAGATATGGATACTTACAATCGTTTCAGTGATTCATAAATATCATTTACGAGACGGATAGCGCCCTAAAAAATGAAGACTTATAAGACCTTTGTAGAACAGATTGCACCACTTAAAATCTATTCAAATCCCAGTGGTTTGAACTTAAAGACTGGTAAGGAGAAGATGAATGATATAAGAAGACTTGTCAATCGTCCATCAGTTAATAATGCAACTCAGACAGGTAAGATGGTTTATCCTTTTAGTGCTCCATAAATGAAGGAAATTCTTCGTGTATGGAAGTATAGTTTGGGATCGTTTTCTGACAGTAAAACTGAGAGATATGATAACTGGATAGCAACAATCAGAACGATCATATTCGTCAGTGTATTAGTCACTAACTCTGTGATTGTTGCAGGGGTTATGAGACACTGGAATTCTAATGAATGTGTAGCGAATGATACCGAATACATTAAAAAATAGGTTTTTAATATAATAATAAATATAAAACAGTTTTTTATCTTCTGGGATACTGTGTGGTTGCTGGGGAGTGTCTTGGGAGTGTCTTTGTAGGTGTTTAAGTGCTTATAATGGTTAAAGAAGGTTAGATCTTTATGCAAGTTTAGCGAGCGTATCATAAGACGGGCGACTTGTCAACCCACCGGGCGGAAAAAATTCACAGAAGGACACAATAACTCGTCGAGACTTATGTTATGATAACTACACAATCTCGACTATACCTTATAAATAAATGTTATGAATCTCGACGAGACGCACTAGATCCTTCTAGTTGACATCTAGACGAGTTATCGGTATAATAAACATGGCAATCTCGACGAGAATTATGTACGACGA